TCGAAGATAACAAGCTGGGCACGCCTGCCGGTGGTGTGGAAGCGGTTGAAAAGCTGGATTTTGCAAAGCCTGACAAAACGAAGGTCAGGAAAGCCATCGACAAATCGTTGCAGGCAGCGTGGAACCTAGGGTTCAAGCATTCGAAGGATGAGATTTCCATCGCCCAGGGTGAAAGCCTGAAAGCCGATATGGATCGCATCGATGAAATGGCATCGGAATGGTTGCGGGCCAATGGGTTCAGGATGCTGGGGAACCTGTCGTCAGACATGCTGAAGATAGTGCAAGGCGTGCTGATGAACGGGCTGAAATATAGCTGGGCAACCCGTGAGATCGTGAACAAGATTTACGATGGATGGACGACGGGCGGATTCCTGACTGCGGAAACGAACACAAGTGCGACAGGTCGCAGCGCAGATGAACTGGCTGAAATCCTGCAGGGTGCAGGCACGACACCGCACCGGGTCAACACCGCAGTGCGCACGAACGCATTTGAAGCGATCAACGAAGCCAGATATGCGACGTACACCGACCCATCGCTGGACGGGTTCGTGGAAGCGATGGAATACTCCGCGATTCTGGACAACCGCACCACAGACATTTGCCTGCACCTGGATGGCAGGGTGTACCCGGCAAACAGTGACGAATGGAACAGCATTCGCCCACCCAATCACCACAATTGCCGGTCGCTACTGGTGCCGGTCACGATTGTCGATACTGCCGTGGAAGGCAAAGACAAGCAGAAGGGCAGCAGGTGGTCAAAGCCACCAACTAAGGAACCGCAGAAGGGGTTCGGGAGTGAAGCAGGATGAGCAACTATGAAGTGAACAAATACGGTCGTGCTGGCGACGTTGACGCAGCGGGCGATGTTTACGATGTCAGCACGGGCGATTACGAATTCCCGACCGTGGCATTTGAAACCGGCATCGTCGGCCTAGCGAACGACATCCCCAGCAGCGACGGAATCCACACTGTCCAGGTCGAAGGTCTGGATATCAACGGGGCCGAAATCATCGAAGTCGCTACGCTGAACGGTGCCACACCCGTGGTGCTGGCGAATTCGTACTACCGGGTGAACCGGGCGTATGTGAGGGCAGTTGGTGCCTCCCTGGTAAACAGCGGCAACATCAGCGTGACCCATACCGGCAGCGCGACACTGGCGCGGATCAGTCCGCAGGAAGGTCAGACACTGCAAGCCATCTTCACCATGCCTGCGGGCATACGTGGTCACGTTGAATCGTGGCGGGCGACGGCGGCGCGGGTGGCAAACAAGACCGATGTGGCAGCAACCATCAAGCTACAGACCCGCATTGCGGGCGAAGGCTGGCGCACAAAAGACACCTTCGAAGTCGTCAACGGCACGAACGCGAACCGGGCGTTCGGCACAAAGACGACCATCATCAAACCGCTGATGGATGTGCGCTTGCGGGTCACTGACATCAACACTGACGATGTTGCGGTGTCAGGTGGGTTTGAAATCAAAGGCTTTCGTGACATAAGATAGCGCGCATGGGGAACACGCGATGGAACTGAAGGGCAGGGAAATCTTCGCGGTCGGCAAGTGGAATGAAATGAATTTCACGGAAGCCGACCTGGATGACATCGTTTCGAATTTCGAAGCGTTGAATGCTATCCACCGTGTGCCGCTGAAGTTCGGGCACAACGATGAACAGCCCCTGACTGATGGACAGCCAGCAATCGGCTGGATCAGCAGGGTGTTCCGCGAAGGCAAAAAGCTATACGCGGATTTCACCGACATGCCGAACACGGTATTCGAAGCGATCAAAAAGAAGTTGTATCGCACGGTCAGCGTTGAACTGTTGTTCGATGTTGACCACCAGGGAAAGCGATTCGGACACGTTCTGGACGCTGTTGCTTTATTGGGTGCTGACCATCCGGCAGTCAACACCTTGTCCGATCTTGATGCCTTACTTGCTACGCGATCCAGTTTTGCTGGTGGTCGGCGTTTGTGCTTTGAGACTATTGCCGGGAAGAAAACAGGAAAAACTCAAACACAACGAACGGAGGAACCAGAAATGGATTCCAAAGAGTTGAAGCAATTCGTTGCGGATGCTGTTGCGACTGCGGTTCAGCCGCTGAAGGATTCGCTTGAAGATGTCACAAAAGACCGTGACCAGCTTCGGGTTGATCTGGACGCTGCTAACAAGAAGCAAACAGACTTCGAAGCGGATCAGAAAAAGCAGAAGATCGTTGCGGCACGCAAGACCGTGACCGAAATTCTGGATGCTGCAGTGCGTGACAAGCATCTGACCCCGGCAATGCGCGAAGTGTATTCGACGCAGATCGGTGTTGACGATGACGAAAGCGTGCTGGGCATCGACATCGAACAGGTGAAGTTGATGTGCAATGTCACGAAGGTCGGCAAGACCGACGAAGAAGGCAAGCGTAATAAGGGCGACGATCTGACTGGCGATGCCAGCAAAGACCTGACCGCGATGACGCATGCATTCATGGCAGAACACGGCGAAAAAAGTTTCACCCGCGCATTGACTGCTGTGGCGCGGGCGAACCCTGATCTTCACCAGGACTGGCTTGACAGCAATCGGGAGCAGGGAGCATGACGGTACAAGGCAAATTCGAAACAATCACGCTTCAGGCTTCCCAGGACTTGACCGGGCATCAGTACAAGCCCGTCGACCTGTCTGGTGGTGTCGGCGTTACGTCGCTGCTGTCGGTCGGTATCCTGCAGAACAAGCCTGCCAATGGTGATCACGCAACTGTCGCTTATAAAGGACACATGAAGGCGTATGCCGGTGCTGCAATCGCATCCGGTGCCTTGATCGGCGTGACCGCATCGGGCTTTCTTATCACTGTCACGGGTTCCGCATCGGTCGGCTATGCCAAAACCGCTGCTGCATCCGGCGACATCTTCGAACTTATCGGCAGCTTTCCCGCCGATAAAATCGCGTAAGGAGATCGTAAAATGGGACAATCTACAGGACGCGATCTTCACATCGACACTTTGCTGTCGAACATCGCAATCGGGTATTCCGTGGGCGACACCGTGGCGGGCGCGATTGCGCCGGTCGTCAGTGTTGGCAAACAGTCGGATGCTTATGCGATCTTCAGCAGGGCAGATGCGTTGCGCGTCGAAGACACGAAACGGGCACCGGCAACGGAGGCCAACAAGGTCAGCCGCACGATTTCCAGTGATACGTACTACGCGCAGAACTATGCGCTGAAGTATCCGATCACTATCGAAGATCGTGAAAACGCTGATCCGATTCACGCCCAGAACATCATCAACGACGGGGTGGGTTTCATCACCGGCAAGTTGATGCTGGATTGGGAAAACCGGGTTGCGGGACAGGTCAATTCGACTTCAAACGTCGGGTCGTCTGCCGCTGTTGGTTCTGAATGGGATTCAGCCGCGTCCAGTGATCCGCTGGGCGACATGAACACAGCCCTGGATAACATTCAGGATTTGACCGGCACCCGTGGCAATCGAATCGTGATGGGACTGGCAGCGTGGCGTTCGTTACGTCGCAATGACCAGATTCTGAATCGTCTGTTCGGCACAAACAACGGTGGTGGTTACGCTACCCGCGAACAGGTGGCAGCACTTCTGGAAGTTGATCAGTTGCTGGTCGGTGCCGCCTATCAGAACACCGCGAACGAAGCGCAGGCCGAAAGCCTGTCAGCGATCTGGGGCGATAACGTGCTGTGCTACTACAGCCCGACCGCACCGTCGCGTGACATGCCTGCCTTCATGTATTCGATGCGGTGGAATGCGGGAGGTCTGCCGGACATGCAGGCCGAACGGCATCCGTTCGATCCGAAGACGAAGACGGAAGAAGTCGAAGTCGGCTACTACCAGGACGAAAAGATCACCGGCAGTGCGTACAGCTTTTTGCTGACTGCGGTGAATTCCAGCACCTGATTTCTGCTGGCGTTGCAGTATGGCGCGGCACCGATCCTAATTGCTCCGGGTCGGTGTCGCCCCATTTTACATAGGGAATTTGACATGGCACATGTACCAGTCGGCGGCAAGCCGAAACCAAAACCCAAACCGAAGAAATAATGGCACTGCGCCCGCTTGAAAAGCGCACCGGCAGAAAGCGACCTGTGAACGAACAGGAGCGCACCCGGCAGGGCAAGCAGCAGCAGAAGGCTGATTGGCACCGTCGCAATCCAGGCAGCAAATGGAATAGCTGATGCCATTGATTGTCCAGCGGGCAGATCAACATAGCCCGCCTGATACGTCGTCGCGTCCAGGGCCTGCGCGCAAGTTCGTGCTGGTCAATGAACCTGACGACGTTGATCGCATCTGGCTGTTGAGCGTTCGCCACACCGGGACGCACTACATGTACGAATTCCTGCGTCTGTGCGGGTATGACCTGTGTTCGGTGCATTGGCGCAACATGACGCAGAAGAACGTCACCGGGCAGCACCAGTTAATCCACAGCCACATCGAAATCGGTCGGTGGTGGGAATCGTACCTGACCACCGAACGGGTGGTGATCCCCGTGCGCAACCCCGTCGAAGTCTTCAAGACGCATGTTTATCAGTACGCCTGGGACGCGGATGAATACGTGCCATACGTGCTGTCAGCCTTTTCCGACCTGGAAGACATCGTGGAACGGCATGATGTGATTCTGTTCCGGGTCGATGCGCCTGATCAGCGGGCCGAATTCCGAAGCCTTGCCCGGTATCTGGATTGCCCGGATGCTGAATTCGTGGGTCAGCCGACCGACATTGGCACCGACCGACCGAATGCCGTGACTACCGCCGAAGGTTTCACTGCAGATCAGGCAGAAATGTTTCATAATCCACCCGCAGACATCTGGGAACTATCAAGACGATTCGGCTACTAGCCACCAACTTGGAGCAATACAAAATGCACATCGTTATCTACGCAAGCGGAATCCCGTTCAATGGCAACACCGTCAATGAGCGATCATTGGGTGGCAGCGAATCTGCTGCCTACTACGTCGCAAAGGAACTTGCCGCCCGTGGACACCGGGTCAACGTCTTCACCGAAAGCGAAGAAGAAGGCAACTTCGATGGTGTGAACTATCTGTTCATCGGGCCGAAGAATGAACAAAAGCCGATGGGTACGAACTGGCACTTCTACTGCGAAAACACACCGCACGATGTGAACATCATCCAGCGGGTGCCGGTCGGTTTTTACTTCAACTACCAAAGCAAGATCAACCTGTGGTGGGCGCACGATATCGCGCTGCGCCGAAACAACGATGCGATCATGTCAAGCAACTGGCAGACCACGCAGATCATGCCGGTCAGCAACTGGTTCAAGGAGCAGATTGCCGAACAATGGCTGGTCGATCCCGAACGCATCACGCCGATCCACAACGGGGTGGATTACGATCTGTTTGAACAGTTCGAACTGAAGGACAACAGCAAGGCAGGCAAAGACGGCATCAAGCCGATCACCCTGCTTTACTGTTCCCGCCCGGAACGTGGTCTGGAAAATCTGGTGATGCCTGGACAGATCATGGAACAGTTGGCTGAAAAGGCACCGCACATCACGCTGAAGGTCTGCGGGTATGAACATCCCGTGGAACAGCTTGCGCCGTTCTATGCCATGTTGCGCGAACAGGTAGATGCCTTGCCGAACTGCGAACACATGGGCGCGCTGACGAAGGCAGAATTGTACAAGTTCATGTGTGAGGAAGCGGATGTCTGGTGCTACCCGACGGAGTTCGAAGAAGTGTCCTGCATCACGGCAATGGAAGCGATGGCGGCAGGGCTTACGATCTTCACCACACCGACTGCTGCGCTACCGGAAACGCTGGGCGATTATCCGAACTGCACGCAGATTCCGAACACCGATGATGGGGTGAACGTGGATCGGTTCGTGGAACGCTTGAGTGACTTCAACAACCAGTTCCGGCGCAGGCCCCGGCGCGAATATACGTGGGAGAAGGCAACCGATGAAATCGAAGCAGTGATTCGGGACAGTTTCATGGAAGCCTGCGGCAACCCAGACGCGATGGCACGGCACTACCTGCGGAACTCTGACATTGTGGCATTGGGTCAAATGCCGTCGTTAAGCCCCGAAATTGCCGAAGAATTGCAGCTTTATCAGTGGATGAACGATCCGGCGACCTATGCCGCCCACTACGCTGAAGGCACGGAAGAAATGTACGACGGGCCTGATTTTCACTATGAAGTCGGATTTGAGCATCACCCGCGATACCAGGAAGTCGCAAAGGCTGTAGCGACGCTGCCGGAAGGCGCAAAGGTGATCGACTACGGGTGCGCGCACGGGCACTTCACGAACAATCTGGCAAAGCAGTTTCCAGCGATTGAATTCGTCGGTGTCGATGTCAGTCCGAAAGCGGTGCAGGTGGCGCGGGACAAGGCTGACGAATGGGAATTGCCGAACGTGGTGTTCATCGAAGATGACTGGCTGAACGCATCCCAGAACGACTGGTCTGGTGCCGGTGGTTGCGACATGGTGATTCTGGGCGAAATTCTTGAACACGTTCCCGATCCCGTCGAATTCATGGACACGGTGCAGGGCATCTGCGGTGATGTGCCGGTGGTGATCACTACACCGTTCGGCCCCTGGGAAGAAATGTCGTATCAGTCCGACCACCCGAAACGCTTCCACCTGCACCACCTAGAACGCGAAGACCTGACCGAACTGTTTGAACACCACGATGGTTTCAAGATCATGTGCCTTGCTGGTGGGCATTCGGGCGAAGGCGAAGTGCTGGGCTGGTACATCACCACGTTCACGCTGGATGTGGACAACACGGCAGCATATCCAATCGACTATGACCGCAAATACTGGCAGCAGCGTCCGAAACAGACGGTCAGCTTTTGCGCCATCGTGAAAGACGGGCAGTATGATCTGCCGCGACTGCTGCGTGGCATCGCGCCCGTGGTCGATGAAATCATCATCGGCGTGGATGAAAGCACATCGGACAACACCCGCGCAGTGATCACGGCATTCGAAACCGATGTGGTTCACAGCCACCGCAGTCCCAGGATTCCCGTGACGCAGTTCGATATCCCGTCACCGCTGGACATCGGGTTCGATGCAGCGCGCAATGAAGTCATCGAAAAGGCGCAGTGTGATTGGATTTTCTGGGGTGATGCTGACGAAGAATTCGTCGGCTGTGACCGCATGGCGAAATACCTGCGGCACAATACCTGGCAAGGCTACGGGATCGCGCAGCACCACTTCAGCGTGGAACCGACTGCCGTACTCAGCACGGACTTTCCGGTGCGCCTGTTCCGGCGAAATCCCGATGTGAAGTTCCTGGGTGTGGTTCACGAACACCCGGAAAACATCAACAAACCGAACGAAGGTGTGGGGTTTGCGTGGGTCTGCCACGAAATGCACTTCGCGCATGGTGGCTACAATATCGAATCAGTCAGGCGCAAGCGGTTCGAACGCAACGTGTCGCTGATGGCGCGGGACAGGCAGGAAAACCCTGATCGGCTGCTGGGCGCGTTCCTTTGGATACGTGATCTGGCACTGATGAACCGCTTCGAATTGGAGTCCACGGGTGGTGGCGTTACCGCTGAAATGCAACAACGTGCGATGATGGGACTGGAATTGTGGGAAAGAACACTGGATGATCACGGTGACCACCCGCAAGTGAAGCGGATGGTCAGGGATCATTTAGAGTTTTATGATGTGCTTGTGAATTGCCTGGATCGTGGATTCACGTTCCGATTCAAGTTCTCAAGTGGGGATGGGGTCAACGCGCCACAGTTGGCACAGGTGCCAGAATTGTCGGCGCGGTTTCTGAATCAACGGCACCTGGATAAGTTTTTATCGGTTCTGATAAACGATGAGGTCAAGAGCTATGAAGAAAAGTATCGCTGAAGCAGATGTTGCTGCGGCATTCCTGTCAAGCGTTCCGATTCAAGGCACGTTCATCAGGACAATCACCCGCGCAAATGGCGAAATCGAACGCAAGGTTTTGCCGAATATCGTCACAGCCAGTGGCCTGGATCACCTGGCATATCGTGCCATCAGTGACACCGGATCGAAGTACAACTGGATCGCAATCGGTACGGCGGATTACACCGCGCACATCAATTCACAGGAAATTCTGGAATGCGACCGCAAGCAGGCCGCGCTGATCAGTAATTCCAGCGAACTGATCGTTGCGATTGCCACCTGGGGTGGTGCCGCAGATAGCGTGACCAGTAACGACCTGGAAATGGCGGGCATTGCCAATCACCCGACATCAGGTTCCGGTCATTATCTGAATGTCGCGGCAGGACTTTCGACGGTGCTGGCTGACTCTGACTTCCTGCACCTGGAAGTTCAAGTCCAAGTCGGTTCGCATAACATCTAACGGACGGGGCTGATCAAGCCCCATTCCAATGGATATCACGCGGAAGAACTATCTTGAACTTTGGCTAAATGACGAACCTGCTGTTGCCGATGGACGGGCATCGAACAGGCACACCGCTTTAGTCGAAGCGATAGAACACGCTGAAGAACATGCGCTTCAGCGCGGTGTGCCCGGTGACTATGAAATCCGGGTCGATGGGGGTCTGTATTACATGGTCAGGATCAGGGATGTGGTGCTGGGTCACACCATCGAAGAAGAAGACCCACCGGCAGCGCAGGCTGAATTCGATCTGGATGAAACATCGTATTCGGGCAACGAAGGCACGGTCATTTCGTTTACCATCGAACGCAGTATCAGAACCGATCAGGTGCTTGACGTAGATTGGGCAGTGGTCAATGCTAGCACTTCGCCACTATCAGGCACGCAGCGATTCCAGGCAGGTGAATCTTCGAAGACCATCGACGTTACTGCTGACGAAGTTGACACCAATGAAGAAGGCACCGTTGAAATCCTGAACCCGGTGCTGATCAGCGGGGATGCGGGTGCGCCGATCCTGGGCACGCAGTCCATCAGCACGTTCTTTATCTTCGACACTGACCAGATTTCATTTGATCCAGTTGACCCGCAAGAAAAAACATATCACGACGCGGGGCACACGAAATCAGACGAAGGATGGAAGCCTGGTTCCTTCATCCGCGAAGGCATCGACCTGTCCGTGAACCCCAGCCACATACTGAAGCACGCGGGCACGTTTCAAGGGCCGACAGGATATGGTATTGCGTCATACAATGACAGTCATCAGATAGTGCGCCTAAAGTCAATTGGGAGGATGTTGAACCGGAAGAAAACAACTGGAACGTTGATTTCATCAATGACCTGCTGGACAACATGGATACCAAGTATTACGCAGCGCACCTGAATATGCGCGGAGTAGTGTGCAAGACAACCAGAATCGACACTGGTGTTGAAGTTCAAACGGGGCAGGTTACTGCGCCACAGTGGGTTATTGACCGAACCAATCTATCCAGCAGCCACCCGGACTATATAAAAACGTTTGTTGAAACAAAGGGCAACATTCGGCGCGTCAATCTGGACTTGACTGATTCGTTTGTGAAGGCGCGGTTCCTGAAGATTGTGACCAAGTTGAAAGCTACTAACTTCATGAACCATCCCCGTCTGCATAATTTTATGCTGCACGGAGTGTCAAACAGTCAAGGGGAAGAATGGACTGGATCGCAGGTAAACCGCACATCACCTTCCACGGAAGACGCGTGGTTGCCGTACATCAAGGCATGGACAGATGCGTTTGTTGATGCTGGTGTGCCGGGTCGGTTGATGTGGTTGAAGCGTGATCCAGATTCCTTCTTCAATTACACCATCAACAACGGATGCGGTACCCGATTGGGCGGCAGGATTGAACACTATCTGGGGAACAAGTATTCACCGGGGCATCAAGCCGATAACGGACTGATTGCGGAAATTTACAACGAAGCAGCTTATGCTGGATACGGGGATGACGACCCGCGTGCTGAATTCTACTTGACGCAAGACCCGGATTTTCCGCCCGTCAAAAACGCAGCTGCGCTACAGGAGCAAAACGAAGAATATCCAGACGACATCACAATGAACCAGACGCATCACCTGATGGCGACAATGCGCTGCGTACAGCTTCGGTGTGACAATGTGTTCATTCCGCCACCTAGCGAAACAGTTGATCAGCGCGCCGAACACTGGCTGGGATACCAGTTAGGTCAACGGCCCGAAGATGATAGCGCGGAAGCGTTCTGCTGGCTGGGTCAGTGGCACTGTCGCGGGGGCGGGCAGATGCCTACCTGGGGCACATACAGGATGAACAACATCGAACACTGGCTGTACCAGCGCGGCTACTTGGGGAATGGAAACTACACCTGGGAACGCGACTATGACATTGATCTGGGAACCACCGGATTGCTGTCAGGTTATCAAAACGCAAAATGGGCAATGAAAGGATCGAACATTCATTTTGCTGTCGATCCGTTATATATCAGCGGGCATCAACCGATCATCTTGCGCATCTTCTTCCGCAACCAGAACACCGATCCGATCACGGTAAAATGGAACAAGAATGACGGCAACGGAATCGGAGGTGGACAGTTCACGTATACGCCAACTGGCGACAGCGATTTGCAGACCATAGTGGCGCAGATTCCATCGTTCCACGCATTCAATACCGGGACGGTGGAGGGCGACATGTCTGCGGATATCAAAGTGCAGACGAACGGGAACACGCAGTTTCTTGGGATGAACATTGTTAAGGATCACTAATGACCGTCCTGCGCAAAGCAATCGGTCTGCTGCCAACTGATGCCGGTTCGTATGTAAACATCACCATACCAGGGCGCGATGATAAACCGACCGGCGCAGTCATCCATTGTGTTGACGCAACCATCCTTGGTTCGGCAAGCAATGATCTGATCCATAACGTCGGCTATACCGATTTCACTAATGGCGGCAACATCACCATCAGCGAAAAGGACATTGATGCTGGTGAAGGATTAAGCGCCACCCGAACATCTGAATCGTCACCCACCCATACGGGCTGGCCGATCAGTATGCCAATCCCCGGTAGCGGCAATACGCAGCAGTTTTGCACAGTGGAGCAAATCACAGGGGGTGTGAAAATAACCTGCCTGGCTACTGATACGAAACAATACTATTTCACTGTCGATCTGGTATTTGAAAGTGCCTGCAAGATGTTCAGCGGCGGCAATGCTGTTGCTGAAGATGCCACGTTCCAAATTGCGCACGGATTTTCAAACGCGCCTTCATTCGGGTTCTACTCACTGTCCCATGTAAACGGCGGCAATTCCGGGGAGGGTCGTTTAAGTATGGGCTTCCATGCCTACCGTGATTCAACAATTGAACAAGCAGCATGGGGGCTTCACCTGGAAACCCTTCAGACCGTGACAAACAACAGTTCACGGAATAGCAGTAGCCGGGTAGGGCTTACCGTTTCCAATACAGGTGCGGAAATTGACGGTGTGGAACTGACTGCGCTTGATGCCACGAATGTCACATTCACTGTGCGTGCTGGCGCACTGACCGGGCAGATGCAGGGTTTGTTGGTGGAAGGCAGCAATGTCGATGCCAAAGTGGACATCATTGATTCGCCCGTTTCAGCGTCAAGTGATTGGGACTATAGCGGGTTGCCGTTTGAACTACAGTATGTGGCATTGATCTGCAACAGGAACCGAACAGAAAACGCCAGCGAAACCGGGGGTCATGCCGCGCCGTTCAGTTTCTTCAGCCATGAAGAAGAAACTGGCGCAGAAATGTCTGCCTGCGGCACATCGCAAACCGCTAGAGATTTATCAATACAGAACGGTATTGCCAGCAGCCGGATGAACACGGGGCTGTTCCTGTCAACGCAGGGCGGCATCGATGCGACAGTTGAATTGCAAAACCTTCAACCGACTGAGGATGGTTGGCGCGTAATTGCTGCTGACATCACTACAGCAGATTCCACGGCACGGAAATGGCCCATGCTTGCCGTTCAAGTTAAGCCCCCGGGTAATGTGAACACGGTTACATTGACTGATGCTGTAAATGTAACGGACCCTCAAGACTGCCTAACTAATTATCAACGTCGCCCCGGGGACAAAATTGAGAACTTTGCTGACGCAATGTTTCTTCATCTTGCTCATGCCCGGTTAGTTCAGGATTATTTTAGCATTGAGGATCAAATGGTCCTTGAACATCAGTTACGGAAAACATTGACTGACGCAGCAACGGTGGAGGATGCTCTTGCAATCCTTCGGCAATCGTTTCGGGAACTGACTGACTACATCACGCTGAGTGATGGCTTCCAGAAAGTCGTCACCATTTGGGTTGCACCTTCAGTGACGGTTTTCCGGCAACTGACTGACCAGTTAGGTGTCAGCGACAGTCAGCAAAAAATAGTAACCACTGCGTCAAAAACGACTTTTCGGGACTTGGTTGATCAGTTAAGCGTTAGCGATGGATTTCAAAAGGTAACTATCGCCGCAGGCAAGACTGTTTTCCAGGTGCTGGCTGATTACATCACCGTGACAGATGGATTCCAGAAAATAATAACAATCGGTTTGGCCCCATCAAAGACCGTCACCAAAGTGCTGACTGATCAGGTAAGCGTCAGCGACGACAACGATGCCACGTTCCTGGGCATCCATCCCCGGCAGCTTACTGATTCGATTTCGATCAACGAAGCGGAAGTGATTCAGCGCAACCTGAACAGATCGCTGGAATCGCAGATCGACACGTTCAGCCGGATGCTGTCGATCACCAGCAAAATTCGATTAGATACGGTTGCGGTGACTGACAACGTCAGGTTGTCGCGTCCTGCCATTTTGAACACAGCAGTGCTGTCCGATGCGCTTGATGTTACTGATGGATTTGATATTCGCCTTCCACCGTCCGTGAAGATCGTGACCGGGATAGAGGCACAATAATGACTATCGCCCACATTGGAACAGAAAAAGATTTTACAGGATCAACCAAGACAGCTAGCCCCGCGTGGCACGCCAGCACTGCGGATAACGACTTTGCGCTTGCCACTTACGGCAACGGTGATGATCTAGCCGACCCGGTAACATCTTCGGGAATGACGGTGATCGCAAGTGAAGGCGATATCACTGGTGGCGACAGAACAATTGCTGCGCTGCGCAAATTCGCATCCAGCGAAAGCGGAACGCAGGCTATTGTTGGCGATAGTGGTTCCAGCAGCAATCAAACTGTCGGAATGCTCAGTATTTTTCGGGGCGTGCACCTCACCACGCCGATGGATGTCGCGTATGCAGTGGGCGACCACTTCCATGTGGAACTCAACGAAGTCGCGCCAACTCCCGACCCGATCACCACTTTAAACGATGGCGCGATGGTGGTATGCGTCGTCCACTGCAAAAACAATACCGTTACAGCAATTGTCCCACCAAGCGGGTATACGCTGGCTGCACAAAATATCGAAGACAGCAGGCATTTTGGTGTGGCATACAAAATCAAGGCGACTGCTGGACTAGAATCACCGGGTGCCTGGGGGCTAACAGGCGCTGCTGGCACGGAGGACCCAGCTTGCTTCACGTTCGCGCTTCGTCCTGCGGCCAGCGAAAAGACCATCACGGACACGCTGGCATCCACTGATGCACAAGCACCGTTGCGCGAACGCAACCGTGCAGCCAATGATGCTATTGCCGCAGCGGATGCAATTGATCCGCAGCGTTTCCGCAAGCGTGTCCTGGCTGACTCAATCGCTGTCGCGGATTCGGTCGCAATAGGCGCGCAGACAAGCAGCGAAACCCTTTCGGATTCACTTGCTGCCAATGATGCAACTGATATTCAGCGTGAACGCAATCGGGTTCAGTCGGATAGCCTGACCGCAACCGATAGCGCATTGGGTGGCGCGATCCGGCCCAGGTCGGTCAGCGATAGCCTGGAAGCTGCTGACGTATCGGTGGGAACCCGCGAACGCAACCGGGTGCTTGCTGATGCCATATCGGTCACGGATTCAGTCACAGTCACGGCGGCAGGCGCGATCAATAGCGTCACAGTTTCCGATAGCCTGGAAGTTGCTGATGCGGTGGTGTCTCTACGCCAGCGCACCCGGAAGGCAATCCATTCGTTCGATGTGGCTGACGGGGTTAGTGCGTGGGCGAACAAGCCGCGCACACTGACAGAATCGGCGGATGTGGTGGACGCATCGCAATTAAGCCGAATTCGAACTAAGATTGCGGCAGATGCGTTTGATGTTGCTGATGACATCACGGCAACGTTCGTCACTTCACTGAACGAAGTGACTGTCACGGAAACCATTGATGTCACTGACAATATCGTGGCGCAGCGGATAAAGGGCGCATTCGAATTTGTGATCAGGCACGATGTTGACCAGTTTGCCATGACGCACGACATCGAAAACAGGCACATCGTTACCAGACTGAGGCAGGAAACATGAGCGGAAAACTACAGCAAGTCCTGGTGGGGAACACGTTCAAACAGACGTTCATTGCCAGCGGCACCGACCCGTCCGTGATCGTGGCATCGATCCTTGATGGTGCCGGTTTGATTGTGAGCAGCGGTGCCGGGGTGAATAGTCAGAACGGGCACTTCTACAGGAACGTGGTCAGCGGTGTATCGACGGCAGGTTATTATGTGGCGCAGTGGGATGCGACGATTGCGGGGTTGCCGTACAAGGCACGCAAGCGATTCAAAGCTGTGCTTAGTGAGGTGGATTGATGGGACGCTATATTGATTGGGAAGATGTCATTGACCGATACCCGGAACTGAACACGCTGGGTGGCGCGGATCAGCTTTCTTCGGCATATATCGTTTACGCCGAATCATACGTGGACGCGGCATTAAGCACGCACTTCACGCCACCATTCAGCAGCAACAACATGATCATCCGTGATCTGTCGATTGACTGGTGCTTCTGGCGGGCGGCACGCTTCAAACTGGATGATGCCATCGAAGTGAAGTCGTCATTCTGGGAAACGGTCGGCTTGCTGAAAGATCGGCAGTTGAACATGTACGACGATGCAGGAACGCTGATCCCGTCGCTGGATAAATCGTTCGTGGTCAGTAACACGAATTCATACCACACCTCATTTGGCATGGACGATCCGATCAACTGGAAGATTGACGAAGACCACGCCGACGATGACGAAGGCAAGCGCAATTGATTGAAGTCGAAGTCAAGCCCGACAAGTCCAGCCAGCGCAGGCTGGTGCGGAAGTTCGCCCAGGTTCAGCACGACCTGAAGGATGCGCGGCCTGCGAATCGGCGGGCTGGTATCTGGCTGATGCGCTGGATCAATCAGAACTTCCGCAGTCAGGGTGGGCACACTGGCAGGAAATGGGACAGGCTCAAGCGTGGCGGCAGATGGCAGAAGGGTGTTGGTCTGGACACCACAGCCAAGCTGCTGCAGGACACGGGCAGACTGCGCGCCAGTTTCGACTTCAAGGCAACCCAGAAGACCGTGATTGTGGGTTCCGACCTGTCATATTCGCTTTATCACGAAGAAGGTCTGCCGATGCGGAACCTGCCTAAACGCCGGATGCTGCCGGAAGTGAATGACCAGGCAGTTAGCACCGCGCTTTATGGGATTTATGCGGGCTATCTGGAAAAGGTAACCAAGAAGTGATCAACGTCAGCACCATCATGAACCAGCTTTGCGAATGGTTCGAAGACGATGCCGCGCTGGACGGGGCACGGGTCAGCCGCAGCGAATTCGTGAACAACGACGCAGGGCAGGCAGTGAACGGGTGGCTGGGACTGTACCGGCGCAGCGTGGATT